GATATAAATGTCTTATAGAGACGAAGGGAGGCATGATGCCTTTGTACGCTACTAGTTTTATAATTACAAGTAACTATCATCCTAGTCAATGTTTCTGTGGATTAGGTGATGAAGCTCATCCACAATTAGATGCCCTTCTTAGAAGGGTTGAATGTATTGAATTTAAGTAATAAAATAATATTTGTGAAAATGATTGACAATGACATGACATAACATAACTATATCACCCCCCCACCAGTACCAGCACCGCCAGGAGCTGAGCGGGGCGAGGCCCCCCGAGCCCCGCGTAAGCGGATCGTCCCGCCGGTAAAACTTTAATCCAATCCGCACACATGTATGGAATTACTATAAATAGGTTACATCTGCTCCGCAGATGAGCGAACGCAGTGAGCCGAGACACGAATCCCTTACTTAGTAACTGGTTGAAACTATGGCTTATGGACGTAAAAGAAAATATTTAGGTTCTTCTAGACGACCTGCTAAACGTGGTAGATTCTCTGGACGTAAACGTAGGTTTGCTAGGAAACGTGGACCTTCAAATATAACATGGACATCACAAACAGGAGTAGGAAAAAACTTAGGATATAAAAGTAGAAAACTTAGTAAATCTGCTTGGAGACGTAAATTATGGAATGACACATTAGCTGTTCAACATTATAGATCTATAGGAGTAGGTCCTGGTGTTGCTACATCTGGTAGTGTTCAGGGTACTGGTGAAAATACACTGGTATTTCCTACCTTTGTTGGTACTCCTGGTGCCGCAACTGCCTTTTGGACAACCACTGGGGGTTTACAGATAACTGATGAAGGTGGTGCTAGTGTCACGTTTGATGAGACTGATCTTGTCATTCGTGGTGGTAGAGTTGGCATTACTGTCACTTGTCCTGATACCATTACTGAAGAACTTGGGGTTACTATTAGTGTTGTTAACACAATTGTTAATCCTGATATTGGTTTGCTTGCTGGTGCAACTGTTTATGGTAGTAATATTGATGCTGGTCCTGACTTCACAAGAAGGTTTGGTAGAGTATTGTATAGGAAGACTGCTATTATGTCGAATGCTTATTCGTCATTTACTTTGGAGCATAGATTAAAAGTACAGAAGATAGATCAAGAGACGCATGGAACTGTATTTGGAAATCAAATTGTATTTGTTGTAACTGTCACGCCTTTACAGAGTAACCCTACACCTGAGTATAGTTTACCTATTCTCGCTTATCATGACTTGTCATTCACGGGTGATACTGTTTAGACGTAAGCAATGACGTTTTTGTAATGAATATTTTAATAGTGTTTTAATTTCATACGCAATCCGAGGTATAGTATTACCCTCGGATTCTTTTCAATTTGCCTATAAATTGGACCCGGTGTATCCATTCTAATCACACCAAATGCCCCCAACCTCTAAAAAAGCATACGCTTTTACTCTTAATAATTATACAGAAGATGAGTTCAACTCTATCAAAAGAGTTTGCGAAGTTGAGTCGCGATATGCAGTCATTGGCTGCGAGGTTGGAGAATCAGGCACACCACACCTCCAAGGATATATCATCTTTAAGAAACCATATCGTTTCAATACAATCAAGAGTCGATATCTCCCTAGATGTCATATCGAAAACGCTCATGGTTCTCCAGACGCTAACTTCAGATACTGCAGCAAAGATGGATCTTTTACAGAGTATGGTGAAAGACCTGCAAAAGGAGAAGGAGGTTCTAACCGAGATGAGATCGCTAGAAAGTTTGTTGCCTCCATCTCTAGAGGAAGAGATGGCTTGGATGAGTTCATTGAGTCCCATCCAGGAACTTGGTTCTATTCCGGACACAACCTGCTACGAAACTATCTTTCCTCAAGACGTCCCGTGGAGCGCCCATCTATTCAGGCAAAGTGGTTCTATGGGAGACCCGGTGCAGGTAAGTCCAGAGAGGCCCACAGGCTTCACCCAGAAGCCTATATCAAAGAACCCAGGACCAAGTGGTGGTCAGGCTACCTCTGTGAAGAAGAAGTAATTATTGATGACTTTGGACCTCAAGGCATAGATATTAATCATCTGCTACGGTGGTTTGATAGATATAAATGTCTTATAGAGACGAAGGGAGGCATGATGCCTTTGTACGCTACTAGTTTTATAATTACAAGTAACTATCATCCTAGTCAATGTTTCTGTGGATTAGGTGATGAAGCTCATCC